TTTTTACCTTCACCTAAATTTTGAATTAAGTCCATAGCTTCTTTATATCTAGTCATATAGTTAGTAATAGTATCAGCATCAGCTTTCAAGTAAGTAGCCGCTTCCAACAAAGATCCATATAATAATGTACTATCAAAATTATCCCCAAGCCAGCTAGTACCAGCAACAACAATGCTTTGAGGATAGTAATAATAATGAAGTTCAGCGCTGTAAGCAACATCTGGCGTAGCTCCTAATATAAAAGTTGTATCATCAAAAACCGCATAATACTCTGGTTTTTTTTGAAAAGCATCATCTGTATCGGGATATGATTCTCTAATAAAATTTACATCTTTATTAAGAAGATAAGTATATTCGTTAGTAGTTGTATCTATAACAGCCAAACTAAAAGTAGCTAACCAATCAGAAGGAACATTAAGATATTTGTTTCCCGCTGTTATATTTCCCGTTACATTTTTACGTAAATCAGGTATTTGAACTGAATTAAATATACGCTGTTCCGCTTGTTCTATAAATAGATTAACGTCTACAGTAGGATATTCATTTTCAGTATATGACTTAATCGCAGCAACTAACTCTGTATAGTTCATTACTTATCCTTATGCCATCGGCCCACGAGCCATAGTACCTTTAGTAGCACAACCATTACCACGAGTTACTACACCAGTAGTTTTAATGTTTTTTTCTGGATACCCAGCTGTATTAGGTACAGGTACGTCTTGCGGTTGTGTAAAACCATCTACCATTTTAGGTTTTCTTTCTTCATTCTGTTTCATTGCTTTCTCCTAAGTTGTAGTAACCGTTACGGTTCCTATTTGTCCTTCTGCTAATAAATAATTCTCTAGTCCTTTTAGTTGTAAAGGATTTGAAAGCCCTACAGGGTTCCACCCCCATTGTATATCTCTTGAGCTGTAAGGTCCCGCAATAACAAAACTCTTATCAGGTCTAGGATCTTGTATAGCCTGGGGATCAGTAACCGGATACATACCCTGTAAGTTCTGGGGTTGATCTGGGTTCCAACACTCAGGACACGCTAGTATTTGTGTTTTTGTAGTTCTTATAACTAAGCTTTTTAATTTTGTTAGCTTAAATTGAAACCCACAAATATCACAGTCTGCTATCGCATTCTTTTTACTAGCAAAAGCGTTACTCATTCTAAACCATTCTACCTTTGGTCCTACCGCGTATAGCTATACCATCACGTTTACACTTTGATGTAACCTTACCACCAGCTTTCATATAACCCATTTTGTTACGAACTTTTGTAGGTAACTTTTTTAATCCGGGATTAGCAGGTGATTTTAGTGCTCCACCAGCTTTCATATTCCTTATTTCCTTTACTTTCTTCGGTTCATATTTTTCTACTTTTTTGCGGCGTTCTGCCTTTTTTTCTTTTGCATCTTTTACTGCTTCACGTGCCATATCATCTGGGTACATTTCTTTAAGTTCTTTTGGAGTCGGTTCTCTAAACGTAAATGTAGGTTTATTTGATTTTTTCTTTGGCATTTTAATTCTCCTTATACGTATGATTGTCTGGGTGCTAAAGATAATGTAGCTTTTTCTCTGTCTTCTGTAGAAGCAAGTAGCCACTGCTCTTCGTATTCTTGTTTTAAAAATTGTATCTTAGGTCCTGCTTCTGGAATCTTTAGTGATAGATAATAAGCAAGTCCAGCAACCATACAAGGTAAAAACCTAAAGGGTATATGCTGGGTATTAACGCCCGTGCCTGCATCGTCAATTCTTTTTAAAAACCAATAAACAAAAGTATAACTTCCGTCATTTGGGATAGGCCATAAAGTTATTTTAGGAACCGCTGCCTGTCTATCTATATAAACTTGTATGGGTCTGCCCGTGTCATTTTTACTAGGTATAGAAGCATAGGTAGGATTAGATATTCTAGATATAGTTATATCTGCTTGTGTTGTTCCCGTCCCTGTTCTAATAACCTGACTGATAAGATCAATAGTAGTTGTAGGTAGATCATATGTTGCAGTGTCTTGAACAAGAGGAATAGTAGCTTGTTCTACAGTCCAAAGATTAATACCCCGGTTAGCCCATTCAATAGTAAGTAAATTCAAACTGCGAGTAGCCGTTCTTAAATCATAGCCCGTTCTAAGTTCTGCACCGCAACGCTCAAACGCTTCTTCTACTAGCAAGTTAAGATCAAGATTAAAGTTGTGCGTATTTGTCGTTGTCATTATTTCTTACCTTTTCTTTTAAGTGCCGCTACTCTACGAGGTTTACCCGCTGGTTGCCCAAGTCTTTTCTTTTGAGCTATACGCGATCTCTTTTGTGCAGGTGTCATCTCCCCAGATGTTTTTGGAGTTTTAGCCGAAACACGTTTAGAAGGTCTGCAGTAAGGCGTACCACGAGTCTCACCTTTTTTTCTACCACAAGCTTTACCTGTTCTTACGTCTTTCCAATCTTCTTTAAACCAGCGTTTTAAAGATGCGCCTTTTTTGGTTTTACGAACAGCCATTATTTACCTGCTTTCTTTTTCCTGCATTTAGCAATAGCCCCAGAAGCATAAGCGCTAGGAAAGACTCTATAACTAGCCTTTACCTTTTTATAGCAAGCATCTTTTACACTCCCGCCCTTTTTTAGCTTAACAGATTCAAGAGTCTTAGCTTGTTTGGCGTGTGACTTAGAAGCTTTCTTTAAACCCTTTATGACCTTGTTAACTTTAGCGACTGCGCCGCCAGCTTTCATTTTAGTAGGTTTAGTGTGTCCATAGCCTTTTTTCTTTAGCTCTAGATGTTTAGCCATAGTCGGAGCTTTAACTGCTTTGCCCGTCTTCTTATCATACATCATATGAGACTTAAAAACCTTACCACCGGCTTTCATCTTTTTAGGGTTTATAATTCCCATTCCACGAGAGGCTCTCATATCACACCATTTTACCGCGAGTACGCCCACGTTTAGCTATACCATCTGCGCGTTTAGATGCAGAAGAGGCTTTACTGTTTTTCTTAATATTTTTAACAACGCGCTTCTTTTCATCTTTTAGATTGCGTTTACCTTTTTTAGTATAAGCTTTTTCAGCGTCTACTCGACCTAATTCTTCGAGTTCATTTTTTACGCTTCCGCCTTTTTTCATGCCGCCCATTGCAGCTTGTCTACGCCGCGCGTCCATAGCCATAGCCATTCTTGGGTCCATAGCGCGAGTACCGGCTCTATCAGCCATAGCCATACCGCCACCCATCATTTTCTTGACTTTGCCGCCTTTCATCATTTTCTTGACTTTACCACCCATCATCATTTTCTTATTATACATCTTGCTCTCCTTAGAATATTCTTTACCCACAGACTGTGGAATGTTTACCTTTTTAGCAAACTTAGGGTTATTAGCCACCGCCTGCATTAGTTTAAGTTGCTTGGCGCTTTTAGCTGGCATTACTTACCAGCCCACCAATATATAACCGTTGTAATTGCACTACCGATAGCACCGCAAAACCACATAGCCATTCTTCTACCACCCTTTATTTCAGATAACATAGTTTCAATATTATCAACAGCAATTTTTAGGTGGCGGATATCTTCTTTCACTTCGTCCATATCTTTTTGCATATGGTCAATAGCTACTGAATGTTCTCCTAGTTCACGTTCGGTACTCATTAGCATTTCCACCTTTTTAATGATGCTGCTTTTCTAGTAGGACGACCTTTAGAATCTTTCATAGGGCCTTTCATACCAGACATTCGTGCACAAAAAGATTTACGGCGAGCCGCATCCTTTTTCGTTTTGGGATTGGGTGCAGGAGCCTTGAGATTAGCTCCAGTTTTTCGATTATATTTGGCGCGACCTTTCGCAGTAAGACCCGCTCCTTTAGAAACGGGGAGCTTTTCGCCCCTTCCTACTGCTAAAGATACGCCTTTTTTTCTAGCTTTAGGTTTAGCTTTCTTTGCCGTTGCCATACATTACCCACAAAATAGTGTGTAGTCAGTTATGTTAGTTGGTATTACTTCTGCGTAGTCATTAACCTGTCTAGCAGTTAAAATTCCTTGACCCGGTAGTTGTAGCTGTTCAACAAGTGTAGCGCCCGCAGGTGTAGAAATATTAAATATTGTATTTACCACAGAATCTACACTATTTATTCGCACAACAAGGCTTCCAGCTGCAGCGCTGCACAATACATAAAAACCTTTTATGCGTGCTCTGGGTAAGAATAAATTTCCTGTTGTACCAACAGATACATCATTTGTGGATGCGCCACTTGCAACAATACTAGTAATAGATGCAAAAGGAATTGTACCTGATACTGTAGTAGCGTTAGGTCCTGTAATAACCTCGCTAACATCACCGCTAGATATACTACCTACTCTACGCCCTGTTACAGTAAAAGTAATACCACGATCATCTCCATCTGAGGTAATATTTACTAAATAACCTGCCCCGTTTAACGCGGGGCTATCGGTTAACAACGTAAGAGTAAGAGCATCAGCTGCAATAGTTGCGGCAGCACGATAAGTAGTGTTACTTACCGTAGGGTTAATTGCCCAAATATCTCCGTCCATAATAATTTCCTAGTCTATTAAACTCTTTATGCTGTACGTGTAAGTGTGTAACCTGTAGCTGAACCAGGAGTTACTCCATCACCGCCAGTAAACATCAAAGTAAATTGAGCCATACCAGTAGCACCGTTGGCGACAACTAATCTACCAAAAGCAACTGCAGAAGCAGTGATAGTAGCGGCATCAGATAGTGATCCCCCAGTACCTAAAGCAATTGTTACGTTGTTAGCCCCGCCTGTGTTATCTACTATAAAAGAAAATTGTTGGCCTCTCACTGCAAGCATTTGCTGAGAGATTCCTGTAACGCCGCCTGCTGTAGTAGTAATAGGAAGAGTAATAGTTGTTGCAGCTGCTGATGTGGATGTAATATATCCTACTTGAAGATTCTGTGCTGTAATAGTTGCTGTAGCATTGATTGCTACTGAAGGACCTGTTGGTACGAATCCGTTAGTTGAGGCAACGGGACCTGAAAAGGTTGATCTTGACATTTGAATTTCTCCATACAAAGTGAAGCTTATTAGTCGTGTATGCGTCTGCCGGGACAGTCTAATAAGCCGGATTTTTCCCGGAATACTAGGATACTACACTTATTAAAATGATTATACAACAGAAAAAGAAAAACCCTGGTGGAGGATGACACCAGGGTTTTCCGCCGAGCCAGTGCTACTTATGCAGCACCTTGAGAACCCCACATACCTAGTGGGTCAGACCAACCAAACGAGTAACGCTCACGAGCTTTGTAACGTACATTGCCTGTGTCGAAGTCGCCGTCCATAGAAGTAGTAAGCGGAGTTCTTTCGAAATGCTTCATACCGTTAGGAACATCAGTTGTAAGGAAGTACGCATCACCATCAGTTAAGAAGTGGTTTACAGTATATCCTTCTGGAATTGCACCGTTAGTACGTAGTGCGTTGATATCGTTATCAGCAGTAGCTACACGTAGCTCTGTATCTAATAGACGAGTCGCAACGAACTGCAACGAAGGTGGAATTACTAGTTTACGAGGTTTCGCTGCTATTAACAGTCCACGCTCATCAGTCCAAGCTGCAATTTGAATTACAGCATTTTCCAACGCTGTTTCGTTCAAGTCTGTAGCGACTGCTTGAGTGTTGCTGTTTACGCCACCAGAAACTAATGGGTGGTTAGCATTGAACAATGACACATTATCTCCACCAGGGAAAGCTGCGTTGAAGCCATTGTTTAAAACGTTGGCTGCGCGAACTTGCTTAGTGTTTGCCATTGAGCGAGCAAGAGCTTTAGTGTAACGAGCTGAAAGAGAATCATATAGATTATCTTCAACTGCTTCTTCAGTAAGACTGAAGCCTAGAGCAATTGTCACGTGGTTATAACGAGCTGTGAATGCTTCTTGTGCATTATCGTATGCAATTGCTGCGCCTTCACCTTTAACAGGTGCTGCCGCGAAGCCAGCTAGTTTAGTTTCTTCTTCAAAGCTTCTGTCCGAAGATTCTGCTTCGTAGATTTCTTTGTGTTCTTCACCATAACGCGCATATTCTAAACCGAATAAAGCATTAAGGCCTGGGAGTAACTCTTTTAAGAGTTGAGCTCTTGAAATTGCCATGATTTATTCTCCTTAGATACCTGTTGAGTTATTGTAAGAGTGAACACCAGCATTAAACTTAACAAGTAAGTCAGTGAAGTCGTCACCTACAGCCGATGTTGGGCTGTCTACAAAATCAACAATACGGAAAGCAAAAGCTGCCGTAGTATTTGTTGTAGCTGTTACTGCACTAGTAGAATTACCTGTAGTGGTACTTCCTGTGCCAGTAGCTTGTACCGCTGCTAGATGAGTATTCTGACCTAAGTCAACTGCTGTTACTGCTGCGTCTGCTTGTGCCATAAAGACTACATCAGGATCATCAACAATGTATGCTTGAGCGTCTGATGCAACAGTACCTGATGGCCAATATTGACTAAAGGTTAAGTTGCCTGTAACTGGGTCTGAGTAGGTACAACCCACAAATACACCAATTGTACCAGCGGGGAACGCTGCTGCTGCTCCACCACCGCCATTACCTGTAGTTACAACAATCTCAACTGTACCAGCGGCTACAATAGAAACTATTGAACCGTTGAAAATGTTGGTTGCATATCCACTAGCAATGGGTAGTAAGCGAGTAGAACCCGCATAAGGCGTACCACCAATGTGGTTTACGGCTTTAAGTCCGTAAGGACTAGCTGTAGATGCCATTTTCTTTCTCCATTAAAAGGTTTATTTTTAACCCCTTCCAAACTTTTCAGAACCTTCAGCAAACTTAGGCATTCTTGGATCGTTTTGATTCAGGTATGCTGCATCGACTGCTTCCGTCTGACTTTTAGTTTTATTATCAATATAAGCCTGACGTTGTTCCATTAGCTCTTTAGGAGCTTTACATAGTAATAAACCACCAATTTCAATATTGTTTTTATATTGTCCTTGGGGTTGAGTACCGGTTATAAGTTCTGGGTGCTCTGAATGTAGTACAGGTTCCCAGCCCTCACGCATTTTCGAAGATACGTTCATGTTATCCGGTTCATTTAATAGAGAGACTCTAACCCAACGATATACCCACCCTGGCTTCTGAGTAAACTCAGGTAATAATGCCGCAGGTTTCCATACGCGTTCTTTTTTAGGGTCTTCTCTTACTTCAACTTCCCGATCAGTTCTTTTAACTTTATCCATTTGCGTTCTCCGTTTTTATCATTTCTCGTGCATATTGTTCCGGTGTCAACCTAAACTTTTTAGCCAAAGCTAATTGAGTCTTGGTTAGTCGTACTTTTTTAGGCGCGGTACTGCGCGTAGCCGGTGCAACAACATTCGAAGGTTTGCGTTGGGCAGGTTTAACCTCTTCCAACGAATTATCCCCAAAGTTCTCAGGGAATCGCTTTTGCATAGTATCATTGATACTACGGTAATATTCATCAGAAGTGGGGTTTATACCGCTTTTGACAAGTTTTTCATGTACACCCAACGCCAACGCAGTCATCTCATCGTCTTTACCAAACCAAGGATTTGCATCTTGCCAAGCTTTTGCTTTAGCGTCTGGAGCTTGAGCATTTGGTTGTGGGGTATTTTGTTGAAAATCTACACTATTCTCAGGCTGTTGTACAGCTTTAAATTGTGGTTTTCTATCAACACTAGCAGATAATTTATATTGTGCCTCAGTCATTCTAGATTGAGCCTCAATAACCTTATCCGTATCTCCAACATCATAAGCCTCGCGATAGTCTCGTTTAGCTAGTGCCAGATCTTTTTCATGTGCTTCTCTAATTGCTTTTAAATAGTCTTCTTCACCACTACTGAGAGTAGTTTTCAAACCTTTATTTTCTTCTGCTACCTGACGCGCAAAACGAATAGCTTCTTCTCTTTCTCTATCAGCTTGTTCTTTAGCACGCCTTTCATCGTGATAAACTTTTTTAAGCTGCGCCATACGTTGTTTAACGCGATCAGAATAATCTTCTAAATTATCATTCTCTAGTTCGTCAACAATCTTTTGCGGTAAAGGTTCCTTCCCTTGATCTTCAAGAGGTGTATCATCTTCTTCCTCTATTTCAATTTCAGGTTCAGCTGCACGTGGTTTCTCTTGTACAACTCGCTCGACATCTGCGGTAGATTTTTCGGGTTTAGAAGCTTTGCTTTCTTCTGTACTAACTTCTACTTCTTCGCCCTCCATCTCTAATTCTTCCGGTATTTCATTTACTATCTTTGTCATCTTGCTCTCCATTTATTGCACTGATAAATAAATCAGTGTTTCGATTGCCTTTAGATAAATTCCAATACTCAGGAACTACCTGAAGGTTTGTGAGACAATGTCTGCCCCCTTTGCTTAGTGGTACGATATGATCTACGTGCCACTTGAACTCAAACATCTCTTCGCGTAATTTAGCTAAAGAGTACATTTCTTTTAATATCCATTTATCATCAGATGTATGAATATCATTTACTTTCTTTTGCGTTGCCTTTCTTGTTGCTTTATAAGCATTTACTTTTTCTGGATTAGCTTTTCTCCAAATACTTACACGTATTCGTTCTTGTTCAGTATGTTTCTGGTAATAGATTTTATGGCTCTCTAATACCTTTTCTGAATTAGCCTCTTTCCAAGACTTTCTCCAGTTATATGCTTTTTCTCGATTCGCTTTATAGTAAGCTCTTCGTTGTTCCGCGCTTTTCCAGCCAGACAAAATTATGCTCTTGCATATCCACGAGGGTCACTAACCACAGCTTCTACAGTATCGTCATTAATAATACGAAACTCTTTACCGTGGATCTTTATGCGTGTTCCTGAATAAGCACGGGTAATTACAAAGTCACCTTCTTTACACCAAGGACCAGAAGGAAATCTATCTTTATCTTTGTAAGCTAAATCACCCAAGGACATAACAAATAGAACAACCGTAGAATGTTCTTCAATTTTTTTAGCTCCATCAGCTTTTAGTATTCCACTTTCATAAGCGTCCTCAACTTCGGGCACAGCGCATAAAATACGGTAGCCCTTAACTTCAGGTAGTTGTTTAGCTAAGTTGTCCATTGCTTCTTCTTTTGAAACAGCTGCATCTTTTTTTGCTTTAGCTTTAGATTTAATTGGAGCGCCTCCAGGAGACACTAAAGTTTTTTCGCTCGTTGCTATTTTATTCATTTGCTCACCACTGAATCAGTAGGACTAGATTCGAAATCTTCATCCTGTTCTTTGTTAGTTCTAAGTAGTTCAGATATAAAACTTTGAACCATGAGATACCCACGGACTTCTCCGCAGGCGTGTTGATAGCCACCGAAATCTTTAGCCTTTCCTGCACTAAGATCCTCTTGAATTATCTTTCGCCGTTCTTCAATTTGCGCTGATAGTAACATTAGCGTTTCTTTCATTTTGCATTCCTCTAGTTGGTTTTTAAATTAATTATTCATCTTGTTGAATTTCTGTATCTTCTACTTCAGTGTTACTGCGTAGTCTTTCTTCTTCTGCGCGTAACTGCATATCAAGCTCTTTACTTAAACCTTGAGCGCCTAACTCAGCACTTTTTAGTACTGCTTTAGCCTCATTATTTTTCTGCTCCATTTGAGCTTCAGCACCAATCTTAGCGCCTACTATTGACTCTTGTGATTCTATTCTTTGTTTTTCTAATATTAAGTCTCGCTCAAATCCAGACTCCATTTTATATTTATCAAACTCTAACTTAGCTTTATCAAGCTCAATATCTGCCATAGTTTTCTGAGCTTTAACTTGTGCTTCTTGTTGTTTGATCTGAAGCTCTGCTTGTTGCATTTGGATTAACGGGTCTTGCTGTTGTTGTTGTGCTTGCTGTTGTTGTGCTTCTGCTTGACCTTTCTGAAGCAGTTGCTCTCCAGCCCGTGCTACAAGACGAGATAGTTCTACCTCTACGCTTTCTGGTAATACTTCATCAGGAGCTGGTAGTGGAACACCAAGTTGTTCTTCTATTTGTTTACGATATTCAAATGC